AGATTCTAAACCTTGACGAGGACCATCTCCTCCATCTCCTCCTAAAGGAGGAATTATATAAGGCATTGTTGGTGCTACTGTTGGGTTATTTATTAAAGGTGATGTAGTATCTAACTCATCAAAATTAGTCATAAATGCATTTGAATCAAAATCATTAGAAAGACTGGCAATACCATCTCTTTCTAAATAATCTAATAGGTCTATATATAAAGGTGTATTATTTATCATTATCTTCTTCCGTCGGGTTGAATATCTAGTCTAAATGTACCAAATCTCCAAGATTGATTCAAGTCTTTGTTTTCAATTTGTAAATTGACAAATCTTCCTCTTGCTCTTGTGTCTTTTTTATCAGTAGTTGAAGTAATTGTAAAGGGGCTTAAAGTACTTTCAGCATCAGATTGTTGAGGATATCTCTTTATATTTAAGGTAATTGTAGCATCTCCAGTTATGGATTCAAAATCAGGTACGAAACGTCTGACTGCTAAAAATACTTCACCTACCACTCCACCCTGTTGCTGTAGATCAAAATCAAATGATTTAATAAAAGAAGTAATTTTTGATGGAGTACCATTTTCATCTACCTGATTATTACCTATTTCATGTTCAAATAATTGTGATTTACCTAATCCAGATTCTCCTAATACTACAGGAAAATTAGCTGTTCCAGTGCTTGTAAATTTAGTTCCAAATGGTTTAGCATATATTTCTGCATCTATCCAAGATGTTCTTGGCTCTGTTCCTGTATACCAAACTTTTTCTGAATAGTTATATACAACATACCTGTCATTGTAATCAGAATTAGCACTTGGATACCACCATACTACTTCTGTATATAAATTATTTATTCCTGCAAAAACTTGCTGACCCTTTGTTGTATCAATATCATCATAAACATAATCTTCAACACTACAAGGCAGTGATTTTACTGTACCATCAAATGCAAAAAATCCTTTAGGTGACATCCAAAAAGCAACACCATCTATTTCAACAGCTGCATTTTTACCTACTACTCCGCAATTAGTTCCAACTTGTTCAAAACCAAATGTAAAAGGTGCACCTATAAATCTCATGTTATAAAGTGCATTGTCTGTCCAAACTAACATAGATTCTTTTGCTCTTAATGCAGTCATTATTTTAGTTCCGTCTTGTAATATTTGAGAACCTGCTGTGTTTACAGAAGTAGGAGTATAACTATTTATATTTTCTTGATCAGAAAAAACAACAGCCATATTATCTTGGCTACTAAGTCCTCCACTAGAAGGAACAACACTTCCAAAATGTACTAAGTGTCTTGTTGTAGGCGACACCATTGTAAATCTAGAAGAAATAGGATTGTTTGTAGTTACAAAACCACTTGTACTTTGCGAAGCTCTAGTAGTTTGTGGATCACTTCCATTTGAATTCCATGTAAAAGTAGGTCCGTTTGCAATAGTTGCAATTAAAACCGAACCATAGTTATCAAGACTCCAGAGGCCTGGCTCCAGAACCACTCCTTCTCCAGTTGAATCTTCTCCCCAGTTTCCATTTCCCCAAGTACTTGTTCCCCAACCATAACCTATTGTTTGTACTTGTGGTCCAACAGTTACATAAGGAGTTACAGTAATACTTCCTCCTGGTCCAGCATTTCCAGTTGCTGCTGAACTCTGTGTAATTACAAAATTATTACTGTCTGTAATAGAAGTTACTTGAAATAATTTATTATCAAAATTTGCTGTAGTGTATCCTGTACCTGAAGGTAAGGTTGTACTAGTCATTAATATAATTTGTCCAGCAACTAAACCATGTGAATTTAATGTAATTGTTACGTTAGCTGAAGATGCAACTGTAGTCATGGTTCCGGCACCTAAACTTGCTGACAAAGGTGTAATGTCATATAATTCACCATCATAGTAAGCTAATAAAAATTTATCCGTACCAATTATAATATATCTTTTACCTGATAAATTAGCAAAAGCATGCATTTGTCTTGCAATACCTACTATTGATTTTTTTACAGGAGATTGCCAACCACCAACTTTTTCAGGTAGTCCATATCTAAATCTAGTATTATCGGAATCTATCCAACGTTGTTCTGCACCTGCAGATGTAGTTTGTTTGTCTATTCCAGGTAGTATTTTAAAATCGACAAGAGCCATATTTTAAGCCCCCTATGCTGTATTTGTTTTAAATGCCCAACCTCTTGTAGAATCTACATAAACTAAAGTGATTGCTTGACCATTTGTACTTAAAGTTAAATCGGATGTTCCTGTATTAATTGGTTGACTGTTTCTAGCTACTGTTAAATTATTTGTTGCAAAAGTTCCTCTTGCATCAACAATTACTACTTCATCACCAACAGCAGGTGATGCTGGTAGGGTTACAGTAAAAACTCCACCTGTTGTGTTTGCTAAAATTTGATCTCCTGGAATAACTGTTACATTTGCAGTAACTGTAGTGTATCCTCTAGTTTTAAGACCTTTATAAGCCCAACCTCTTGTACCATCTACATAAACTAAATTAACTGATTGACCATTTGTAATTAAAATATCATTAGCAGCCACACTTTCAATAGGTTGTCCATTTCTACCTATTGTTAAATTATTTGTTGCAAAAGTTCCTCTTGCATCTGTTATAGTAACCTCATCACCAACAGTAGGCGATGCGGGTAGTGTAACTGTAAAAGCTCCACCTGTCGTGTTTGCTAAAATTTGATCTCCTGCAATACCTGTTACGTTTGCAGTTACTGTAGTATAACCTCGATCTTTAGTATTTCTAAAAGCCCAACCTCTTGTTGCATCTACGTAAACTAAATCAACAAACTGACCATTTGTCATTAAAATATCATTTGCTGCAACACTTTCAATAGGTTGTCCATTTCTATTTATAGTTAAATTATTTGTTGCAAAAGTTCCTCTTGCATCTGTAATACTTACTTCATCTCCTGTAGAAGGTGATGTAGGTAAAGTTATTGTTATAGCTCCACCAGTTGTATTTGCTAAAATTTGATCTCCTGAAACTGCAGTGTACGCAGAAGTAACAGTATTGAATCCTTTTGTAATTGGACCTGAACTAATATTAGTTCCATCAGAATATAAAACCATTTTAGAACCTACTGGCATTACAACACCAGTTCCCGATACAGTTTTAACAGTTAAAGTATAATGTGAAGCGGATCTAACCGTTGCATCTTCTACAATAAAAACTCTTTCTGCAGAATCTGGCATAGTAACTGTTCTGTTTGCCGCTAAAGTTCCTGTTAATTTATAGTATAAATTTTTACCATTTGATGTTGTAAAATTAGATAAAGCTAAAGCAACGTCTGAACTAGCTACATCTAAAGGTAAATATCCTGATGCTGCTTGTTCTAAAATTTGTAAGTTTGTATTAGTAATTGTACCCCATTGACCAGACTTTTCGCCTGTTGTCATAAGTTCTAGTTTTAAATCGCTTGATGTGCTTGATGCCATATTACACTCCTTATATTGTATATTATATTAATTTTCAACAAAAGCAACTACGGTTTTGGTGGAATAGCTGTTGTATCAATTTCTACCCAATCACCTGTTGCCTGCGTGTTAATTTCTGTCCAATTACCTGTAGCTCCTGTTGCAATATCTGCCCATTTTTGATTAGCATTAGGGTTAAGATCACTCCATGCTCTAATAGATACTTGACTTGTTGCAAGATTAATTCTGCTTCCAGTTGGAGATATAACTGCTGTCCCAGTAACAGTAACTGTACCGGTTGCAATATTTGCTCTGTTACCATTAACACTAACATTTGCATTACCGCTTACAGTTGCGTTTCCTATGTTTATATTTACTCTATTACCAACAACAGAAACAGTTGCATTTGCTGTAACAGTAACAGTACCATTTGCAATATTAGCCCTGATGCCTGTTACCGGAACCGTTTGACCAACTTTTATTGATACATTACCAATAGATAGATTAGACTGATTACCTGTTATACCTACTATTGAACCACCAGAAACTGTAACACTTCCTGTTGCAGTATTAACTTGGCTTCCTGTTGCAGCAGCAACAACTGCAGCTGCTACGGTTACATTACCTGTAGATACATTTATCCGGTTACCGGTAACATTAACATTTGCTTGACCTGCAATTGTAACATTACCTATGTTAAAATTAACTCTGTTACCTGTTACATTAACAAGAGCATTAGATATTACATTTCCACCAAAGCTTATTGTTGAAAAAGGTGTTGAACCAAAGAGCATAGTCTATGCTCCTGTCAGTGCTTTTATCTCGGCGTCGGTTAATCCCAAGTCTTTAAGTTTTTGTTTACCAGATGATTTTTCTGTTTCTGCTTGTGCAGCTTCTTCTTCAGCAGTAGGTAACTCTGCCATTTTAGCTTCTATGTCAGCTTTAGATATTTCTGGTGTTCCATTTAACCATTCTATTTCGCAAGTATCAATATTGTTACCTCTTATAGTAACTTCTGCGTTTGGATTTATTTTTAAAATTGCTTCTATAATCATTATGCTTCAATCTCCATTACTGTTATTTCGCTAGAACATCTTGCGTCCCAAGTGGCATCAGATGTACTATAAGTTCTATTAACATAAGTGTAGTAATTTGAACTATATGGACTGCCAGTTTGTACTTTGTATGTAATTTCACTATTAGTGTTGTGAGTATCTAAAATATTTTGAACCATACTATAACCATCATAAGAAGTATTATAAGTAGTAACATTATATTTTTTATGACCTGCTCTTATTCTTGAACCATCCGCATCACCAATACCTATAGCTGTTTCAGTACCACTTATTAATTTTACTAATCTTAACACTATGTGTCCATTAGCATTGCCAAAAACTTGATATGTGACAAACATTTTACTTGTTGTAGAGGTAGGTGTAATAGCTACAGTTAATCCTGTTATATCTATAAATGAGTTAGAATTTGTAAGAAAAACATCTGTTTTTAAAGTTTGTTTGACTTGCAAAATCTTTCCTTGTCCAGGTGCAACACTTGTTGGTATCGTTCCTGTTATTGCATTCGCTCCACCTAATCTTGTTATCGCCATAATTTATCCTATCAACGC